TAACCCACTTCTATCGCCATAAGAAGCTTCGTTGAAACTATTTAGTATTTCTGATTCTAGGGTTTTCGGAATATTATCCAAATTTATTAATTTATCATTTCTTTGATAATTTCGTTTTATTTCATCATCTAATTCATCAATGTCTTGAGCCAAAATACTTTCTAACTTCTTAGATGTTAAAGGTCTCTGTCTCAACTCATCTGTAAAAGTGTGGTCTGGTGACAATACATTTGGTACACCATCACTCTTATCGCCTTTTAATACATGTTCTTTGATATAAACTTTCGGGTCTATACCATCAACTAATTTCTTAGTTATCGGACTGTATTGTTTTACATTGTCATATTTTTGTAATTGTATAAAGTCTTTATCACCTGATACAATCATGACTTTTTCATTTTGATAATGTTTACATAATGTTGCAATTACATCATCTGCTTCTGCCCCATAAACTTCTACAACTTTATAAGGTAAGAATTCTTTTATTTCTTCTTTGATATTATTAAGAACTCCAAATATGGAATCCCAATCTTTATCATCTTCTTCTCTATTTTTTCTACGATTTGATTTGTATTGTGGAAATATTTCCTTACGCCAATATGCTCTTGAATCGTATGCCAGAACTATTTCACCATAGTCTTCATTAAACATTGTTCTATACATTCTAACAGAATTAAGTATCATATGTCTAACCATATCTTCCTCTAATTCACCTTTATTCATGTGCAAATGCATCATTAAAGATGCAACTGATATCTGATTCATGTCTATTACTATCATTTTATATCCGCCCATGTAGGGTCAAATTGGTTTTTATGTGTATTACCGCAATAAAAATCTCCAGCCAACATAACATAATCATCTTTTCCATGATGATTTTTAGCCCAATTTTTAAATGTAAATGAACCACTTTTTATTGAATCAATGTCTTCCTGCGTGAGTAAAGTCATAACCATCCATATCTTTTTTGAATTAGCATGTGTCATACCTAAAATATAATACTTTGGATTTTGTAATTTAAATCCTGGCCCACCTGACCAACTAGTCTGACTTCCATTCCAAGTACAAAATTTTACCTCTATGGTTTCTTCCTCAAATTTTGGATTAATTTTTCTTTGTTCAACTGTTAAATCAATGCATTGTATGTCTGGTGTCATACCTTTTTTTGCAGGGGTACGAACTTTACCTAATTTTCCATAATCATCTAAGGTAATTGCATAACTCGTAGCCACTCCGTGTGATATCATTCCAGCTGTAGCAAATACTTCAAAACCTAAGGTATCATGTTCAATCGTGATATTTTTATTTTTAGATTTAAATGGATGACCTGTTATTGTTTTAATCCAATTTAAAGCATTATCTAAAAATGATTGAGTATCAAGATTACCTTCTTTAATTAAATTAACATGATTAAATTTATTCGGATTGTAAACCCAAGGATTTTTAAAAACTAAATCGTGAGCTTTACCGATGGTCATATCATCTTTACCCTCATCTACTTTTTTTAGTAAATCAATTCTACCCTCAGAAAAAAGTTCTAACGCCTTTTTAAAATGAGTAGGTGTATGATTATGTTTATTTGCAAAAGCTTCTCTACGCTTTTTTATACTTGATTTATTTACTTCAAGTGGTCTAGATTTTCTCCAAGAAATGTCTATTCTGTTAAATTTTGGTACACAAACAGAAAACTTTTTTTCATTTCTACTTGTTCCCTTTCTATCATTTCTTCTTTCAAGACCTTCTAATTGTGTAAATTCATCATAGTTATCTGGGTCAAATGCTTCATTGTTTGGTATTAATTCATACTTTGAAAATTTTATACCTACCTCTATTGCACTACGATATCTTCTTTCACCAGAATGTATGTAACCATTACAATCTATTTCAAGTGCCTCAGAATTACCATGTTTATGACCTGCTAAAGAATATTCTAACATATCCTTTTCTAAATCTGTTCTATCATCCTCTTTAAAATTGTATAATTCACAATTTAAAGGATGTGGTCTTATTAAACTATTGTCTATTATACCTGTTTTTTCTGTTATAATTTGTTTCATCATATATTTTCTCCTTTAGAAAGGGTGGCCGAAGCCACCCCACTAAATCTTTACGAATTAAGAATCGTAAGATACACCATTTCCGTAAAGTGCTTTAATACCTGCAGCAACGATTGTTTTATCTGCAGCCCCATTCATAAGAACGGCACCCACACCAGCATTAATAATTGCTTGTGTTGGTTCACCCATACGGTAAGAAGTACCACTAGCAGTTTTGTTGATATAAATCATGTTACCTGCTCTTCTAAGTTTGTCTACCATCGCCTGTGGTGATGTAAGGTCAAACTGATTTCTTAATTGTGTCCAAGTAAGCGTTTTACCTGATTCAAATGCGTTTAGAACGCGTTGTGTTTTTGATAGTGCTTTTCTACCCATGTTATTTTCTCCTTTGGAAAATTAAATTTAATTTGACTAATTTTATGCCTCGTATAGTCATATCGGCAACTACATTATTGTAATTCGTTTTATTCTTCATCATCATCTTTTTTATTTTTTTTACTTTCTAAATCTTTAATTCTTTTGGTATGTAAAGTTTCTTTTTCTTTTTCTTTATCTAATTGTGTTTTTCGCCAATTAGTAACCTCACCTATTTCTGTATCTGGTTCAAACTCTACATCTAATTGACCATCACTCTCATGTATCTCTCTGACTTCATCTGCCATATCAACTAAATCACCTAGTAATCTACTGTCAAATTTTGAATAGTGCATTTCTATGCCATCTTCATTTTGTGTTCTGTCTGGCATCATGATATTATCAATCAATCCTTGAATGACATGTGGTAATTTTTCTTGTCTATAGAGAGCAGACTTGACTGTCTCTGATAAAAAACCTATGTCTAATATAAAACTATCTTCACCTATGTCATAACCATTTTCTGATAGTGTGTGAATCAACTGTACCATAACACCTTCTGTTATGATATCAATCTTTGATATCTTTTCTTGCATTTTTAATTGTGTATTATTTTTATCTAATGCCTTTTGATATTTTCTTTTGACCCAATCTGATGCTTGTTCATCATTTACTTTACCATGTGCATCCCATGGGCCTATGATTATGTTGTCATCTTTTTTATCTGTCATGATATAATTTTTTTCTCAACTGGTACTATTGCACCTATGTAATTTAAATAATTGTCTCTAATCTCTGACTTAGCGTCATTTACTGTAATTATATGTTCTTCTTTAATATGCATTTCTTCATTCTCTGCGAATGGTATAAATGGTGAAAAATATAATTTAGTTTCAGAACTTGAACCAGGGTTTTGAGCCATCGGTATCAATACAAATGGTTTTTTAATTGTTGTTATTGAAGCATCAGCATATGTCATTTCTGCTACAATATCCTCACCTGTGGTAAGTCTTAATAATTTTACATCCATTAGTGTGACCTCTTTCTTCTAAAGTTAGTTTTTTGTTGATGTGGCCCTGGTGTGTCTCTTAATTTTTTTAACCACCTTTGTCTTCCTGCAGACTTGGCCAGTCTTTTCTTTTCACTTTTCTTTGTGAAAAACTGTCTTTCATGAACTTCATTTAAGATACCAGCTTTTAGAACTTTCTTTTTAAATATTCTTAATGCCTTATTGATATCATCACCATGAACAGTTACACCTAAACCAGATGTTTGTTCTTGTGGTTTCTTTTTGAAGTGTCTTTTTTTCTCTTGATTTCTTACTTGAAATTTTTGTCTTGGTTTGGTTGAACTACCTCTCACTCAACACCCCCATTTATATCTCTATGAAATTGTTCTGTGATATCATAGACTGAACGCATTGCGTCAAACTTATTTTCAAACCCCATGATTTGAAGATTCTCCATATTGTTATCTAAAATTTCTAAAGCATCATCTTCTGTTATGTCACCCCCAATTAATTTTTGAGCAGTGACACCTAGAATCGTTTCAGCTTCTTCGTACATCATTTGTTTTACAGCACCCATATTATGCAACCTCCAACATAGATAAAGGAACTCTGTAAGAACGACTTCCTATTTGAACTATTGCTTTTTTAATATTAATTTTTGTGACTGTACCTAACTCTCTTTTAGTTTTTTGTACGACATAAACATCCATACCTACTCTTATAGTAGATTTGGCATTCATCACTTTTACATCACGAATAAAATCACCTAACTCATTTAATTCAGCTAGATTCATACCCATGATTTCTTTTCGTATATTTTCTTTCATTTTTGACCTCTCATTAATTTTATATGTAACCATATTAACAGGTCCATACAGGACTTGTCAAGGGTTATTTTAGGAATCTTGGGTGTCTCCAATATTCCAATAAGATAGAAAATCCATTAGTTTCTTGTAATTCGTGAAGATACATCATCATTATCCATACATTAGGGTATTGATTTTTTTCATCAGAATAAACTATATGATAATCTATCATATCTCTCATTTCATCATTTGTGACTTTTGTCATATTTTTAGTGTTTTTCTCTCTCATATTTCCTCTCTTTCTATGATTATGTAGCTAGTATGACAGGTCGGACAAGTATTGTCAAGGGTTAATTTACCCTTATTTTTGGGGGTATTTTAGGGGGTGTAAATGAGAATCATTCTCAAATAGGAATCATTCTCATTTAGATATCTAGATTAGAAGTACAAATGAAGACCATATTTCACTTGTGAATACAGGCAGAGTTGCAATATGCTCTGATGCACTTTCGTACATTGATTTCACAGGTTCTCTAATTTCGTGATTTTCATCTGTTATCTGTAATTTACATGTTGGACATTGACACGACATCTTTCTTCTCCTTAGTTAGATAGTGGGTTACCAGATTTAGCTTGTATCTCTCTGATTTGTAGTTTTAATAGTTCTATCTCTTTTGTATTAATTTCACTATTTTTATCTACCTCTGCAATTGCCTCAACATTTTTTTGAATAGAAGCTCCTTTTTTGTCACTTCCTACTCTTTTTTCAATGTTAGACAATCTAGTGTTGATTTCACCATACTTTGTAAAACCACCACCTATTGCAACTATTGCCGCAATCAGAGCTGCGATACTTGCCAAATTATTTTTTAATGTATCAAACATTTTAGTTTCCTCTTAGTTCTTTGAGTTCCAAATAAATCTTATTTTTTTCATAATTAATTTCATTTAAAACCTTTCTTTGTATATTTAGTGGGTCATCTTTTTGATACCCTAAGTCTGCATTTGCATATATTGGTTGTTGTGCCAAAGTATTTATATCTTGAAATAAATCTAGATTACCACCAAACATTTCTCTGTCTTTGTAGAAAGTTCTTTCTGTATAATTTGATAATTTAGGACCATCAATCTGCATACCTTTAAGTGTGACTAATTGTGATGCCCTAACTTTATCTGCAACTTTTTTTAACTTAGAATTTACTTTTGCAATAATCTTTTCTATTTTTGTGCTTATATTTTTAACATCAGTTTCAACTGTGGTATCTACAGATGATGTAGAAATAGATGTGTCTGTATCAGCTTCTGCAACAGTGGTTTCTTCTGCACTTTCTACAGGTGTATCATTTGTTGTTGATGTATCTTCTGTAGGTGTTTCTTCAACAGGTGCTTCTTCTGTTGTTGGTTCTGATTGTGAACCACCTGTTGGTTCTGGTTCTTCTTCCATTGTAGGTTCTGGTTCTGGTCTTTCCATTTCCACATTTGATTCTGGTTCTGTTGTTTCCATTTCAGGCTCTTCATTCATAGCAACAGTCTCTACAGGACCATCTCCCATTTCTGGCATGTCTTCTTCAACCATTGCATCCATAATTTCGGTTGCTGCCTCAGTAGACATATCCTCTGGCATATCCATATCAAACATTTCTGCTAGTGTGTCTATTGCATTTGTAAATGTTTCTTCTGCCATCTCTGTAAATGAAGGTTCAGGCATTTCCATATCAGGCATTTCCATATCTACGGACATTTCTACAGTTGGTGATTCCATTTCTGGTTCATCAAACTCCATATCTGTAGGTGCCAATACAAGAACACCTGCCATTTCATCATTTATATTCTGTTCTAAAGTATCCACTTCAACAGCATCATCTATATAAAACTGTTCTTCCATATTCATTTCTGGTTCTACAAATCCCATAGTGAGTTCCATATCTAAACCACTATCTACAATAATATCCTCTACCATTTCTGTAAATGTTGTTCCACCTATTTCTTCATTCTCTAACATGTCTATTGCAGTTTCTATTTGAGTATCTACATTTTCTAATTGTGTAAGTGTCTCTTGTGAAATTTGTGGTTGAGGACTATCTTCGTATGTAATTTTAAGTGTTGGGTTTTTTATATCTACTGCCCAATGACTACTTCTACCTGTTGATTCTGTAAAGTCAAATCTAACTGCAATTTGAAAGTCTGTTGCAGAGTTAGAACCTTGTACATGAGTATCTGTGTATGTTCCATATGAACCACAGTTTGTATAACCACATGAGTTTAATATAACTTGTCTTGTTTGTGTTGTTACATTTCCTAGATTATCAGTAATTGTTTGTGTCATTGTTGTGGTTGATGTAGAAGTATTCCAATGCCAGATGTCTGCACCTAACTCTGATTCCCAACCATTTTGAATTTGTGCCTCACTCATACCAACATCATCTGCAAGAGATACACCAGGGTGCATCATGTGGTCTCCATTGACCATTGCTCCTATGTTATTACCATGATTGTGTGTTGGGTCTGTACAAGTCCATTCATTATGAGGTTGATTATTATTAAAGAATTGTTGTGGTAATTGATTATTTGTAGTAACCTCTTGACCCAATGATATAGATGGTAGTAGTAATAAAATGAACAGTAATTTTTTCATGTTAGAATATTATTCCAAAAAATAAAATAGAAAATACTATTTTCTTAAAAAGTTGTTTATTGTATTCGTAATTAATTGCAGTTACTGCAGAATCTATTTTGGATTCATGGAATCTTTTTTTTTAATTTCCTCATCACCAACAGTAACTTCTACATTAACTTTTTTAGACTTGTTAATATCTGCTTTTAATTCTTCAATCTTTTGTTTAATCATTTCAGCTTCAGATTGATTAAAAGTTTTATCAACATCTACATCACCATTTCTTATTTTTTCAGCAGCATCTAATTTATCTTTCCACTCTTTGAGTTTTAATTTTTGTTCATACTCATCTTCTGCTTTTTCAACAACTCTTAGTCTGTCTGTGTATTGTGCGTAGTCAGGTCTTAACTTGTCATATTTTTTCCATTGTTCTGAAGCAGCCTTTCCAATCTTACCTTCAAATGGGCAAGGTGTACCAGATTGTTCCATAGCAAAAAATACTCTAGGGTCTTGGCAGAGGATTGAAACTGAAGCGACTTTCATACCTAAGTCAGATAGAACTTTTGAAAGTTTTATGCGTTCGCAGTTTTCATCTGTTTTGTATGTTCCTGCACTAACCCCGAAACCGATAGTAGAAATACCACCTGAGATACCAACTAAACAAAGGTCTTGTGAGTAAGCAGACATAGACGGTGCAGATGCCATACCTGCAACTCTAGTGTCATGACCATTTGTTGTATTTGTGGTCGTGGTATTATTTGTTGTTGTGTTTGTAGTATCGTTTGAACTACCAGACTGATAAGTGTTATTGTTCGTTGTGGTATATCCACCTGTTATATTTGTATTTGAACCACTTGTATTTGTCTGTGTGTTCGTATCATCTGCAACGGCACTTCCTATTACCGACATCATAAAACATATCAAAGACACCCCTAATATCTTCTTCATGTTGATTCCCTTTTATCTAATCATTCAACAGTATTTATAATTTTTTAAACATTGAGACAAAATATTCTGCATCTACTAATACTAGTGGTTTTGAGTTATTTCTCTTAATTACTACCACAGGTTCATAGTCTTTTGAGTTATCCTCTGCCTGTTTGTAAGATTCCCAAACATTAACTTTTTCTTGGTTTTTACATTCTATTGACATTGGAAATTTTTCTCTTGCAGCTCTGGCCATGATTAAATCTTCACCACCAGCACCCATACTTCTAGATTCAATATCCTCTGGGTGTATGTCTAGTTTTTCTATGAGAAGTTCTCTCATCCACTTTTGTAGTTTTCTACCTTTTGCTTTTGCCGATTGTGTTTTCATAATTTATTTTCCAATAACTAACCAATGCGTTAAACGAGAGGGTAACCATTGTAATACCGATGCCCTTATTGAGTATATCATGACCAACTCTTTCATCACATAACTATCAGTATTTTTATACCTCTTTCTAAATGTTGGCCATGCAGCTGATGTGAATACCACATCATAGCAATCTTCTCTTGTGGTATCCTTTAAAACTCTAAGTGTCAGATACCTGTACCTCTTATATATAATGGTTTTCTTTATCACAGCCAACTCCGTTTGAGTGTGATATATTTATATAATCATCTAGCAGTTAGCATGTAATCTATTGCAATCCTCTTTTTGTCACTTGTTATAATATTATTTGAATGTGTTTGATTAGAATCAAAAATTAAAAAGTCTGTTGGCTCTAATTTATATGGAACACCATCACATATAAAACCACCACCATCTTTTTCACCACTCCAATTTGAATTTAATATTCCTAATACTTTTAATTTACCCTCACCCCAATCATCAGTATGAAAATTTGTTGGTGTTGAACTATCTTTTTGACTTACTGCACAAAAGTGCATCTCTGGTGTGATATAATCTTTTCCACCTGCGTCATATATCTGTGATAGTAATCCTATTGCAATACCACCTAACATTGGATTATCAAATTTACCATGTGTTACAATATTTAGTTTCACTAAATTAATTTTTTTATAATTAACATCATATTCATTTTTGTTTTCCCATAATTCAACACTAGGTATCATATGCATGAACATATCTAGATATGTTTTTGAACATACATTTTTTAATATGACAGGTTTAAATTTGGTAGGGGTCATCATCATCACTCACTTCAATTTCATGCGACATATCTTCATCTAATTCTGCACCACAAAATGGACAAACTTTTACAACATATTGATGTCCTAACATTTCGTATTCTACTGTAAATGAAGCCTCGCATGAATCACATACTATTTCTTTCGTTGTCATACTTTTCCTTAGTGTGTATATGCATTATTCCAAGAACCTGATAAACCTGCAACTTCATATTCAGTTACACGATTCTCAAAAAAGTTCGTATGGTCTGCACCATTTAGAATCCACTCCAACCATGGTAATGGATTATCTTTTACTTTGAAAGATGTTTTTAATCCTAATTGTAAAAGTCTTCTGTCTGTTATGTATCTGATATATTTTTTAACTTCCTCAGAAGATAAACCTTCTATGTCACCAAGATTATATGCCAAGTCAATAAACTTATCCTCTAACTTAACTATCTGCGATGCCATTGTGTATATTTCTTTTTTGAATTCATCATCTACAAGTTTAGGATGTTCTGCACAGAATGATTTAAATAAATTTGAGTTACCTTCTACATGCATAGATTCATCACGAATAGACCACTCTACTACTTTACCCATTCCTTTCATTTTTCCATATCTTTGAAAGTTTAATAACATCACAAATGACGCAAACAAAGCAACACCTTCATTGAATACAGATTTTGCAAGTGCAAGTGCTAGACCTCTGTGATTTGTTACATCTGACTTCTGCATGTATTCAATTTTATTTGCCATCTCTTTATATTCTAAAAATGCATGATACTCACTATCTGGTAATCCAAGTGTGTCATTTAATAATGCATATGCTCTTTGGTGCACACCTTCACGACATGCAAAAGAACCTAACATATTTCTAACTTCATTGTTTTTAAATTTAGGAATAAATTGGTCATAATAATTTTGACCGACTGCAACATCTGATTGAGTAAATAATCTGAGTATGTTTGTAATATAATCTTTTTCTATACTACTAACTTTATTCATTTTCCAATCTGTAACATCTTCTG